CGCTTCGTAGGTCTGCGCTTCGTAGGTATGCGCTTCGTAGGTCTGCGCTTCGTAGGTATGCGCTTCGTAGGTTTGCGTTCTGTAGGTTTGCGCCCTCTAGGTTTGCGCCCATGAGGTCTGCGCCCTCTAGGTTTGCGCCCATGAGGTCTGCTTTCCGTAGGTCTGCGTTCTGTAGGTTTGCAAGCCGCAAATTGGCATTGCCAACGGCACCTCCCATGTTGGCACCCGTCAGGTTCGCTTGCCGCAGGTCGCTGAAGGGTATTTCTACCTCCCGGAGGTTCGCTTTATGTAAGTTCGCGCCTTTCAAGTCCGCCGCTGCTAAAATTGCATGTGCGAGGTTCGCTTCCTGTAGGTTTGCACGGCCCAGCCTGGCCTCCAACAGGAACGCGCCCCGAAGATCTGCGCCCTGCAAGTCTACACCCTCCATGGGCAAATGCTCGTCTGGAAACAGATTATGCCAAGGCTCTATTGCATCAACTACAGTGTTTTTGTTTCTTAACATCCCCTTCAATTCTGCCTTCAAAGGCTCGTTTGGAAACAACTGGCGCCAGAACTCAATTCCTTGATTTACATGATCTGGGTTTTTAAGCAAGCGCATGATTTGTCGCTTTTCAGAATCAAGTTCTTCTTTGATGATTCTCTTGAGTTTGGCTTTTGTGATTTTCATACGAATTTTACTCCTGCTGCCTTGGGATCAAGGCCTCTTGGCCAGATGGTTGAGTCGTCAGCTGTGGATTCCATCAATCTCGTCTTTCGGAGATTCGCCCCTTTAAGCTTCACCCCTTTAACGTTCGCCCCTTCAAGCTTCGCCCCTTCAAGGTCCGCCCCTCGGAGGTCCGCCTCTCCGAGGTTCGCCCCTTTAAGGTTCGCCCCTTTAAGGTTCGCCCCTTGGAGGTGCGCCCCTTGGAGTTTCGCCTCTCGGAGGTTCGCCTCTTGGAGGTTCGCCCCTTGGAGGTTCGCCCCGTAGAGGATCGCCCGAATGAGGTATGCCCCTTCGAGGTTCGCCCCGTAGAGTTGCGCCCCTATGAGGTTGGCCTTTCGGAGGTCCGCCCCTTCGAGTTTCGCCTCTCGGAGGTTCGCCTCTCGGAGGTTCGCCTCGTAGAAATTCACCCTTCGGAGGTCCTCCCCTTGGAGGCTCACCCCTTCGAGTTGCGCCCCTTCGAATTTCGCCCCTTCAAGGTTCGCCCCCCGCAGATCGGCACCGATG